TCGTTGGTATTATAAAACCGAATTCTATAAGAATCAAGATTCGTATGACATAAGTAAAACTACTATTACCAAAGTCTTAGATCACCTTAAAGACTTTTATTCTACACTAGAAGATGCTAAACTAAATTATTGTACTTTTAACTGCCCTAAACTATGACAAAAGAATATAACCCAGAACTACAGAAACTATTTTTAGAAATGATGCTAGAAGACGCACAAAGTTATGTGCGTGTACAGAACATCTATAATGCAGAAAATTTTGATCGAAGTCTACGTGAAGTGGCTAAATTTATCAAGTCACACACAGATGATCACAAAGCCATGCCTACACATGAGCAGGTCAAGGCAGTTACAGGGGTTGATCTTAAACGTGTACCAGATCTGACCGAAGATCACTACAGTTGGTTCATGGCAGAGTTTGAGGGCTTTACTCGCCGTAATGAACTTGAACGTGCGATTCTTAAGTCTGCAGACTTGTTGGAAAAGGGTGACTATGATCCAGTAGAAAAACTAATCAAAGATGCGGTCCAAATATCATTAACCAAAGACATGGGCACTGACTATTTCTTAGATCCACGTGCTAGATTGTTGGCAATTAAAAGTAATAACGGACAAGTAAGTACTGGTTGGCCTACTTTAGATAAACGATTATTTGGTGGTATGAATCGCGGTGAACTTAATATCTTTGCTGGTGGATCTGGTAGTGGTAAAAGTTTATTCATGCAGAACATTGCCATCAATTGGTGTACACAAGGACTTAACGGGGTGTTCTTAACCTTAGAACTCAGTGAAGGATTGTGTGCTATGCGTATGGATAGTATGGTAGCTAACTGTAGTACTAAAGAAGTGTTTAAAGATCTCGACACAGTTGAAATGAAAGTCAAGATGGTAGGTAAGAAGTCAGGTGCCTTGCGTATCAAATATATGCCAGCACAGAGTAATGTAAATCAAATTAGATCTTATCTTAAAGAATTACAGGTACAAACAGGATTACGAGTAGACTTTATCATGGTAGACTATTTGGATTTAGTCATGCCTGTGAGTGCTAAAGTCAGCCCAAATGATTTGTTTGTCAAAGACAAATATGTGTCAGAAGAGTTAAGAAATTTAGCACGTGAATTAAACATATTAATGATCACAGCATCACAGCTCAATCGTGGCGCAGTAGAAGAAATTGAATTTGATCATAGTCATATCGCAGGTGGGTTGAGTAAGATCAACACAGCAGATAACGTGTTTGGTATCTTTACTAGCCGTGCTATGCGTGAGCGTGGTCGCTATCAACTACAACTTATGAAAACACGTAGTAGTTCGGGTGTAGGTATGAAAGTAGATCTAGAGTTTGATTTAGAAACACTGCGTATCACTGATCCCGGTGAAGAAGCACAGGAAAGCGGATTGCGCGGAGTTGGAGCAACTAATATCCTAAGCCAAATCAAAACTGGATCAACAGTAGCGCCAAGCGAAGAATCTAAGATCCAAGCAGGTGTGGATAGTAGTAAACTTAAAAGTATGTTAGCTGGCCTTAAGAGTTTAAATGAATGATTAAGGTAAAATTACTGTTTGATAAAAAGATATTGTGTTTAGGCAACAATAGTTCTGATACCGATCAAAGAACTTCAGACTTAGCATCACAAGATAATACAGTAAATTATGGAATGATTTTGTCAGGCGACTTTCTTCCTGAACTTCCAGGATATTATCATACATCAGTTGTTGATTTATCATCAGGCGAAATAATAAAATTAGCAAAAAAGTTCCATCACATTATTCTATTAGATCAACCTATAGAAGAATGGGAACATCCTACGGTTTTAGAAACAACATACAAAACCATAATCGAACTTGATCAATTGGGATATTCTGTCGAATATAAAAACAATGAGAATATCAAAAAATTCGATTATTGGCATAATTTAGTACAAGAAAATAAAAGTTTTTGTATACATCCGTGGACCCTACAGATAGAAGAGAATGGACAAGTGGTCCTATGTCCTAGATCAACAGTAAAAATATCCGATAAAAAACTTTCTGACATAAATTGGCAGACAGATGCTGATTATCAAAGAATCAGACAAAATATGTTAGAAGGTAAACATCTCCATGACCACTGCAAAGTTTGCTATGATTATGAAGCAAAAGGCATAGAAAGTTATAGGCAGTTTGAAACCAAAGAGTGGGCCAGTAGATTACAGTTAGAGTCGGTCAATGATTTGGACAATATTGAAAAACCTTATTTTTTTGATGTGAGATTAAGCAATAAGTGTAATTTAATGTGCAGGTCATGTAATCCTGATTTTAGTAATCTAATAGAAAAAGAACTGAAAGAATTTAAAATTACGCACCCAACAGTACCAGTAAGATCATTTAAATATTCCAATTTAGCACACATAGATATCAAAGAATTAACAAAAAAACACAGAGTGTATTTGACTGGAGGTGAACCTACAGTAATGCAAGAAGTATATGATTGGATGCAAGAATGTATAGATAAAAATAAAACAAATTTTAATTTTACTTTAGGTACCAATGGTCAAAGAATTAATAAAAAATTCCTAAATCTTACGAAACATTTTACTGATTTAAATTTTTCTGTCAGTTTAGATGGATTTGGAATCATCAATGATTATTGGCGTTGGGGAAGTAAATTTGAAACAGTCATAGAAAATATGCATGTTCTGAAAAGACAAGGGCATAATATCAATATTAATTGTGTTCCGGGAATTTATAATGTTACCAATTTACATCTATTATTGGAATATTTAGATCGAGAATTCTCGGATACTACGATTTATATGCAGATAAATTATCTTGCTTTACAAAGTGCTTACAATAACCCAAATGCTAAACTGGTTCTAGAATCCATGGATCGCTGTAAGCAAACATCAGTGTATTTTTCCAATGGAAAATCATGTAAAACGACTATAGATTCTTTATACGATTATTACAGCAATAGTCCAACTTGCGATTTAAAATCTTTAAAAGAATTTTTTGAATATAACGATAAATTAGATCAGGCGAGAAACGTTAGATTAATAGACTACATTCCAGAACTAGAAGCTTGTAGAAAGTATATACAAGATATTAAATAAAATTTACTAAATTTTACGAAAAATTATGCTTAAAGAATATAAAATCTTATACACTCGAAATGGAAACAGGAAATGATTTATGTGTTTGGTGATGGCTTTGCTACTGGACATATTTGGCCTGAATGGCCCCAACTATTAGAATTAGTTGCAGACCAATCTGTTAAAAATTATTCGCATATTGGTGCAGGTAACGAATACATTTTTAACTGTGCTATTAAATCATTACTTTCAGCTACATCTGATGACATTGTATTAATACAGTGGGCAGATCCACTGAGATACGATAAGATCATTGAATCCTTGGATTGGAAAGAATTACAATCACAAGACACAATATATAAAGATATAAATTCAGAAGTATACAATCAGCTTTGGTGGTCAACTAGTGGATCAACTCTTGACGCGATCAAACACTACAAAGAATTTTATGTACAACCACAACAAGCAGTCAATAGATCAGTACTGTACATATTATCCTTGCTAAACTTGCTAGATTCTAAAAATATTAAAAATTTTAGTTTCCTTTCATATTCATTTGATTATTCATCACATGATAATTACAAAGATTTAGAAAAATTATCTTGGATTAATATTGGTCAGGGCATGGATGAATGGATTAAAGAAAATACAACCTGCCGTGGCGACGAAGTACAACCTAGCACACACAGCCAGTGGACCTGGTTAAAAGCAAATCTATTCTCAAAAATAGAAGTAGATCAATCTCGTATTTCAGCAGCTGCTGAAATTTTAAATCAAAAAACATTTACAGCCTATGACCCTGATAGATATCAGCGATGGGTAGATATTAAACATGATCTTAACATATAGAGAAGGGTGTAGTGGCAGTTGGTTAGCTGAACTACTAACACTAGGTGATAAAACAGCCACAGCTTTGTTTAGACAAGATGTCGATGGTACGAATCAACCTGATACTGTGATGCATTTTGATGGGGGCGAATCAGATAAAGAAACTATACTAGCACATCAACAACGATATTCAAATCAGCAAATACTTACCTGCCATAGTGCAAATTACAAGTTACTTCGTCAATTGTATCCCAATAGAAGAATCATAAGGATAGTTCCGATTACCAGCATCTTTCAATGTATAGCATCAGCGTATTATAAATTTGCAGGACCTTCATACCTTACAGTTAATTATACATTTGAATACATTAAAGATTATTACAAGATACACACAGAATCAGACCCAAGACCCACGATTGAACAAAGCCAAGTAATTGATTATGGTAGATTGAATACTGTGAGCTATATCAATGATATGTTTTGTGTAGAATTAAAACCAAATCAGATAAAATTTTTAAATGAATATTGGTCCTTACAAAAATTTGTAGTCAGCGAACAAGATCTATATAAAGGTATTTCAACTAGATCCTTGCTAGAATATTTTTCTAAAGAGAATACTATATTTAATTTGGCTTGTTTTATTTTTGTATATGAACTGATTAACGAAATAACAGAAAGCCAACGTCTATGGTCTATAAATGATGTTCCTGCGACACTCGAGGAACTTTCTCATATTATGAAATATAAGAACCAAACTCTGGCAATTTAATCCATGCTATACTAAGTTAAATTAAATTTTAATCTTCGATAAATACTCTAAACCGGAGCAAAGATCTTGCAGAAACGCACACGTAGCCTACTCACTGAGCTAGACGAGTTATTAACACACAAAGACAAGGAAAATCTCCTTGAATCACGTGCTAATAACATCATTAATGGTGCTATCAACCTCATCAATCACATACGTGAAAACTATGATGTTGAAACTGCTACTAAACTTGAAAATCGTTTATTAAACGCTATCAAAGGTCAAGATCCTACTAAATTCTCTCGCGGTATCAGGAAGATCAAAGATGAAGATTAATGAGGTGATACAAGAAGCAGGATTTTTTAAGGGTGTTGCCAGAGCAATTGCTCCGCAGACCGTACAGACTTATGACAGACAGAAAAATGCTCTAGGGGCTCCACAGACTGCTGGAGATCCTACTATGGCCAAATATGACAAGTTTGCAGATATTATAGCTGATCGTGCTCGTCTTGGTACGCAAATAACCAATCAATATATAGCAGGACAATTACCTAAATCAGGTGAAACAGGCAATGAACAAAAACGTATAGAAGTCATTCAGTATGTGATCGATCGATTAAAACGCAGTGGTGTAAATGTTATCGAAAAACCACAGACACCTATGCCAATGGGACTAAAGAGACTTACCCCAGTACAGCCAAAACAACCGGCGGCTACCGCAACACCAGTACCAACTACTAGTGCACCAACACAGCCAACAGCACAAGCTAGCCAAGATGCAACTAAAGCTGCATTAGCAGCTAGACAAGCAGCTGGTTTAGGTGCATATGAATCTCTAGACTATGCAACATTTAAACAAAGATTACAAGAAGCTAAGACACAATGAAATTATACGAAATAAAACGTCAAACACCAGAATTCTTGTTAACAGAAAGCAAGAACACACATCTTGAGCATTTAGAAGATCTAGTGTTTAATCTTGGCTATGCTGGTGCTATATCAGCATTGGACTATGTAGAAAGCCTACGCGGCATGTTGGCAGAAGGCACAGGCACTACTACCAAACTCACAGTTAAATGGGACGGTAGTCCAGCGATTATCTGTGGCGTTGATCCTGCAGACGGTAAGTTCTTTGTTGGTACTAAAAGTGTATTTGCCAAAG